ACCCCGTCCTCTGTGTACGAGGTCCAGATGCTTGGATCAGTGCCAAAGATCGAGTTGCCAGTCAGCGAGACAAGTTCCAGTTCGTGGAACAATAGCCCCCTGCTCTCGTTGTACAGAATGATCGTCGCAAACTCCCAGCCATTCAGGACACCCCAGTGAGATGAGAGCGAGTCAGACAGATAACCAAACGCAGTGCTTGCCGGGTCACCCACATTCCAGCGGTTATACACCCAAACGAGGTTCTTTGCGCGATACTGACTGTTCCCAACAATGCTGGTTGCCAACGTGAACCAGACTGGAGCGCCGGCAGCAGTAGTTGCGGCTGCGTCAAACACGAGAGTCTGGTTGGGCAGATGGATGTACAGGTGCCTGTAACCCTTGTCCACGCGGGCCTCGACAAGGACGCTGGACAACTCTTCCTCTGTAAATTCAGTCAACAGTTGGTCAATCTCCCTAGTTGCGATCCGCTCTGCATTGCTGCCAGAAATGAGCCAAACAGAAGGAGCCTCGTTTCTGCCTCCACCAATGAAAGCGATAGACTCCATGAATATGCAACAAGCATGAGTGCCGATTGCGCCACGCTGGACCTGCGCACCTTCTACACGCTGGAACGGGAACAGTGAGCCTCCCACGTTGTCGAAGACTTCGATGGTATGCCTGTTGAGTGCGTAGACCTCGTTACGGACCTTTTGCAGAGCAACGATTGGGTCAGGATCAGCTTCTGATGACCCGTACTTAAGCGGGTTGACTGAGAACGGATCGTTGAGCTCCGTCACGATCAGGAACTCTCCATCTGTCGTCATAAAGTACCCGTCCACCCAGACGACATCGACTACAGTCCCCAGATCAGGATCGGTGACCTGCTGGAGTCCAGTGCTTGGACGATACAAGAACAGATTGCCGCTAGAGGCGATTGCCAAGTAATCGAAGGAGTAGTCAAACGTGACCTGACCAGTGCCTCCTACATCCCCTATGACAGTCACGACGTTCGTACTAGAGATCGACACCAGTTTAGTGCCCATCACACGGTACAGAAGCCCCCGCCACTCGATGGCTCCACGGTCAATGCCTGGGCCAGTACCAAGGCTTACGATCCCGTCTGCTGGGCGAAGGTATGCAGGAGAGATTCCTGATTTGAGTATGACAGGCACCATGTTGCGTGGGTACTCCACGCGGAAGTCCCCAGCGGTGTCAGTGTAGATGCCGTTGAGGATTGGGACTTGCATTACTTCTTCTTTGCAGTCTTCGCAGAAGCCTTAAACGCGGCAGCAGTGGGTGCTCCCTTGGAGCCGGGCTTGCGCATTCGCTCCTTTGAGCCAGCCTCGATGCGTTCGCGCTTCTGATGAATGTTCTTGTAGAGTCCCTCTTTCATTTGCAGTTCCAGCGTTTGAGTGATGCAGCTTTCCGAGTTGGCCGGCCCTTCTCGTCCTTCATAGGCCCAGGCATTCCAGACATCCTAGCGCAAAAAGACTTCTTGCGTCCAGCGTCAGCCTTGGTCTTGGGATTAGGAGCAGGAGCCTTGAGATTCGAGCCAGTCTCCCTGTTGTACTTGGCGCGACCTTTAGCAGTGAGGCCAGCGCCTTTAGACACGGGCAACTTTTCGCCCTTCTTGACTGAGAGGTTGACCTGCTTTTTAGCCATTGGACTCTTCAGGAGCAGGAGGCACAAACTGACCGTTAATGTAGCTCCAGCCAATACCTGCGCCAGAGTCTCCGATGGGCTCGACGTAGTAACCAACAGGAGGAATCCAAGGAGTAACCCCATCCCAGATGATGATGTTATCGACGATGTTTGTTTCGGAACTAATTACTGCGTATCGCATGATTAGAAATAGGTTGTGATGATTGCAAGTCCACCAGACCCTGCGCCGCCATTTCCAGCGGTTCCTGTTGTGAGTGCGCTTCCTCCTCCACCTCCTCCGCATCCATGTCCACCACCAGCGCCACCGTTTCCTCCAACGCCAGCAGCCAATCCAGTTGCCCCGCCTCCACCACCACCACTGGAACTTAAAATTGCAGCAACTCCAGTAGATGAACCAGCTCCTCCATTTCCTCCATTTGAACCTACTCCTCCACCTGTCCCAACCGCACCACCAACAACAAGTCCAGCCGCGCCATTACCACCAATCCCTCCGCTTTGTCCAGATAACCCAGTTGGCACACCACCTCCCCCGCCACCACCTGAACCGCCTCTATTTAATTGCCCACCAGCAGATCCAGCAACGGAAGTGTTTGCTGCTCCACCTGAGTTTCCTCCATATGCCCCTCCGCTTCCTCCGCTAGAGTTTGCTGTTGATCCAATGACCCCAGGCCCACCTCCAGACGCTCTTCCATAAATATCAAATGCCGTTGCACCTCCAGCACTTCCTCCTGACGCTACCCCGCCAGCGCCTCCAGCTCCAACCGTAACAGCAACTGTTGATGGCAAGTCTGTTGCATTGAAGGTTACATCAAAGATGCCGCCACCGCCTCCACCACTTCCACCAGAACAAGCGGTTCCTGAAACTGTTCTGAATCCCGCTCCACCTCCACCTCCAGCCCCAACAAGGTCAATGCGAACAGACTTAGCATTAGCAGGTTTTGTCCAAGTGCCACTCGATGTAAATACCTGCACATCACCTGGCGTTGCTCCTGTATTTGCAGCAAGGGTAATGGAGCCAGAACCATTTGTGACGGTCATGTTTGACCCGGCAGTCAGTGTGGTCTTTGCCAGCGTGTTGCCAGTGCTGTTTCCGATCAGAATCTGTCCATCTGTGTAGGTCGTCTGCCCAGTCCCGCCAGAACCAACAGCAAGCGTAGCACTTAGTCCCGCAGCAGTGCCTGTCGTGTTCTGATTCAAAGCAGGAACGTCTCCTGCCTGAATGGCAGACATCACAACGTCAGATCCATTCCCTCTCAGGTATTGACCTGAAGTTGTAGCGCCAGCGAGGTTATCCATTGCCGCCTGCCGGCTGGCAGACTGCATGAAGGAGTCAATATCAGAAGAAACCGTGAGATTTGGCATGGCTAGGGTCTAATGTAGTCTGAAGTGCCGTCGGGGCGTTTGTAAGTGTCCACTCCACCAGGGCGCAAGTAAGTGAACGTCACTGGGGGAGGAGTCACTCCTCCAACAGTAGCGGGCGTCTTTGACCGGCGTCTGGACAGGAAGCGAATCATTACAGGCCAATTCCTTGGATGATATGCAGTGAGCCAGGGCCACCGGGCGAGATGAACGAGACAGTGTCATCGTCCTGATCCTTGCCAATGCTCACCTGAGAGCCAACGAGTACTGGATAGCCGGCAGTCGTTGCAGGCGTCCCAGAGGTCGCAGTGCCTACGCGAACATAGACAACGGTCGAACCGAGGTTAGTGAACACCACAGATTCAGAGGTGAATCCCAGAGTGACAGAAGCTGAAGTGACATTCGGCGTGACGGTGACGCCGAGGTTGTAAGCGGGTTGAAAAGCGAGGCCCATAAATTTAGTAGTTATCCAACACGATACCAAGTCTTGAGGATTGGTTCAAAGCGCAGTGTGAAGAAGCCTCCAGAGGAGATCGTCGTAGGAGTCCCAACGCCTAGAGCACCATTAAGGTTGATCGTCAAAGCCGTCACCGTCTGAGAGGAACTCACAATGATTTCCTGAGACTCCACGCAATTCGCAACATCAGGGAGAACGATTGTGCCCGCCGCCATAGTAGCGTTGGGAGTGAGCACCAACCACACACTGGCACTGCTGTTGTTGATAGTGACACTGAACCCCGTAGATGTCGGGCCTGCGTACTGGATGATCTTTCCATCCCCGGATGCACCTTGAGACTGAACGTACTGGGCGACAGTGTCAGCGGCAGCACGGTAGTCTTGGTTGTTGACGTTGACTGCGAAGTAGGTGCTCGCAGTGATTGTGTCCAGCAGGGACAAGCGTTCGATAGCCATGACTAAGAGTTCTTAAATAGCATCTGATCGTTGTTTTCAACGATGAGCGGGTTGAGATCTGGCAGGTTAACAAACACCTGATCGGTGCGCTTGTAGCCTGCACCAAGCGGGAGTGTCCTCACAAACTGCTGTTCGTAAGGCATTGCAGCCTCAATCAGAAGCTGGTCATACAGTAGTTTTGCAGTCGCCTTCGTATCCGGCGATACAGATTTGCCGTATGCAGGAGCAAGACGAACAGCAAGGTTAAGCACCAGTGCTTCATTGTTGTTGAGCGAGGTTTGAATCTCCTCGTCGATGTTGCTATTGCCCGGACTGGCCGGCAGCGGGTAACCAATCTGAATGTTTCGAGCCTGCCAAGAAGCGACCATGAGATCCAGACGCCTGAGTGCGCTTTCGAGCTGATCGGCGGTGATGTCGAAAACATACGACGCCAACCCAATCTCCTCGAATGCTTGCTCAATAATCTGTTTCTTGGTCCACATGTTATTTAGCGAGTGCTTCGTCAATCATCTGGGCGATCTTCTTGTCAGAATACCGTCCATCAAACTTGATTCCAAGCTCTGTAGCCTTGGTTTCTAGCTCTTCCCTAGTAGGAGGGGCGTCATCGTCCAAAACGGGCTCAGAAGTGTCCCTTTCGGCCTCTCCTTCAATGGCAGCCTCAAGACTATCAAACCAACCTTCACTGAGTTTTTGCTCCAGTTCCTGTTGATCGTTTACATCAACAAAGTCATACGTCCCATGAGGACGAATGTACTTTCCTTCCGCTTTGTAAACTAATGCCGGAAACTCAATCATTTCTTGAGCTTCCCAACTGGTTTTCCTGCTGCTTGCTTTGCTTTACGAGCTGTGCTCAGAGCAATAGCAATGGCCTGTTTTTGTGGCCGGCCTGATTTCATCTCCTTGCTGATATTGCTGGAAATGGTTTTCTGCGAATACCCTTTTTTGAGAGGCATAAAGATTTGATACACAAAGGGGAGAGCGGAGTCAACCGCCCTCCCCTAGTGAATGTCAGACTAGGGCTGACCAAACAGGATGATCCCGCTCATCTCAGGCTGCTTGTTCACAACCCCGAAGAGCGTGTCCAAGCGGTAGCGAGTCTTCATCGTGTTGATGTCGTACTGCTTCTGCATGACCAGTTCGATGCCCTGATCGGTGGAAGCACGCATCACGTT